GGCCCGCTGCACTTCGCCCGGCAGCGTCTGGTCGGCCAGGCGCTTGGCCAGGCCGTCGAAGTCGAAGCGGCGGCGGTAGGTGGCGCCGCGCACGAAGATCACAACGGGCTCGATCCTTGAACCGAGCGCGAAGTTGGTGCGGCGGTAGATGCCGGGCTGCGCACGGTGCGTGCCTGTGCCGCCACCTTGCCGCACGAAGGTTCTGCGCTCGCCGGGGCGCACCACGAAGTATTCGAAGCCGGCCTTCTTGCGCGTGCCCTTCAGGCGCTTTTCACGGCCAAGCGGCCCCATGTTCTGTCGGCTGCCTGCCACCAACTCAGCAGCATCGAAGAAGCTCAGGATCTGGCGCAGCTCTCCCACGCTCTGGTTTCCGAAGTTGTCCACCTTCGCTCTTTGACCGGGCACCGTCACCCAGCCTGAAGGAAGCACGCCCACGAGCTGCAGTGCGCGCTCGAAGCGCTTGAGCGCCCGTTGGCCGCCATCAGCTTGGAACTGCAGGTACTTCCCAGCCGGCGTCTCACCCGGGCCAAGGTCACGGAAGCCGATGCGCGCGCCGCGTTCATCGGTGACGCTCACCACGTTGAAGCCCACGGCTGCAGCCAGCCGGTCAGCCGATGCACCCACGTAGCGCAGTTGCCTGAGCGTGTAGGGCGTCGGCCGGTCCAGCACGCGGGGCAGCTCGGCCTGGACGCCTGCGCGCACCTGCACCGCCGTGCGCGTCAGGGCCGTGGCCATGGCCGCTTTGAAGCGGCGGTCTGAGAACTGCGCCACCTGGGCCCGCACCTGGGCGATGTTGGATTCGAGGGTGATCCTCATTGCTTTGCTCCCTTGGCCCACCCGAGCGTGCCGTCTGCCAGCACCTGGGCTGCTGCACTGCTGCGGGTCTTGCCGAATTGCTTGAGGGTGCCGTCAGCAGCAACCTCTGCGGCGTAGAAGCCGCCTGCTGCGCTCTTGCCCTGCAGCACGATGCGGTCTGCCGCTTCCTTGCCGAACTCTTGCCGCAGCCAGTCCACCAGCTCTGCTGTCTGGGGCATGGTGTCCCTGAGTGACTTCCCCTTGGCATGCCCTGCAGCATCAGCCTTGGCCTTATGGCCGTCCAACCGTCCAACCTCGTCCAACCCCTTTTCTCGTGTGCGCGCCGGTGTGTGTGCGGGCGGGCGGGCGGGCGTCCGCACGCCCCCGCCTGCGCCCACACACGCGCCTGCACGTGAGGGAGGTTGGACGGGGTTGGACGGCGGCACTTTCCCCTCGGAAAACCTGCCGTCCAACCTCTGCGGAAGGTTGGACGGAGGTTGGACGGAGGTTGGACGGATGTCAGAACTCATCGAGCGTTTCCTCGGCCGGACCACCGGCCTGCGGCTCGCTGGCGGGACCACCCACCAGACCGTTCTCGTCCTTCGCCTCGGGCTTCGCCTTCGGCCTGATGTAGCGCCACAGCCTGGCGCCCGTGGCGTCACGCTGCTTCAGCCAGCCCAGCTTGTGCATGGCAATGCCCACGCGTGTGCTCATCTGCCGGGCGCCGTCAATACGGTCGATCGGCACGCCCAGGCAGTAGGTCAGGATCTCCTGAGTGGTGAAGGAGTCCATGTCGGCCACCTCGTCCACGCGCTCGCTGTTGAACTTCGCGCGGGAATCGATCCAGCTTGCAATGCGCTCGTACCAGGGGTCGCCGATCTCGCGCCGTTCCTGCTCGGGCACAAGGTACTTTTCTTCCTCGTCCCGCGTGGGCCAGCAGCGGCGCTTTTCAGGGTCGGCGCTGGCCAGGTTGGCAATGGCCTCGGCGAACATCTGGTCGCGGTCAGCGGCCAGCTTGTCCAGCTTGATCTCGCCGTCGCAGGCCACAGGCCACAGGCGCCGGGCGCCGGTGCTGTCCTTGCTGTATTCGTCCTGGTTGGTGGTGCCAGCGAAGCAACAGCTGCGCGCGCGGTCGGTCGGGCGGCGGGCGAAGGGCTCGCGCACCCGGTCAATGCGGCTGGTGAGGTACTGCTTCACGGCCGTGATTTCGGCGCGGCTGAAGCTGTCCAGCTCGGCAATCTCGTACAGCCACTTCCCGGCCAGGTTGAGCAAGGCGTCCTTGTCGCCGATGCGGATGGGCGTGTCTGCAAACCACTCGTCGCGCGCCACCAGCGTGCGCAGACTGGTGGACTTGCGCTTTCCTTGCTTGCCCTCCAGCACGATCATGTAGTCGGCCTGGCATCCCGGCTCACGGATGCGGCGCACCAGGTTCATCACGAACCACGGGCCCACCATGCGTGTGTAGGTGGTTTCATTGGCGCCCAGGCACTCGCTGAGCCAAAAGGGCAGGCGCTCGATGCCGTCCCAGGCAGGCAGGTTGTCCAGGTACTCACGCACCGGATGGAACTTGTTGTCACTCGCAGCCATGGCCACGCCTGCCATCAGCGTGGCCTCAGCCCGCACCCTCAAGCGCAACTGCGTGGCCAGCCAGTAGCCCAGGCTGTAGTCGTCGTCTGTGCTCCACTCGCCCGCTTCTGAGCCCCAGGGCGTGGTGCGCAGCTTCAGCACCCGGTGGGCGAACTCGTCGAAGCCCACCAGGCCGGCCAGCTCGGGGTGGTGCTTCAGCACCAGAAACACGTTCTCACGGCAATCGGCCACCCCGCCCTCGGTGTTGCGCAACAGCAGGGCATCCAGCGCGGGCGGCAGGTTGTTGCGGGGCTTGCGCCTTCCACCCGGCGCGGAGCCAGTGGAAGGGGTGGACGTGGTGTCGTCGCCCAGGTCAGCTTCGTCCAGCTCGGGGCCGTCGTCCTGCAGATCGGGCGCGTCCATCGGCCCTGTGGGCGGCGGTGCTGGGGCACGCGCTGCGGGCGCCGCGGGCTTGGGCGGGCGCGGTGGGCGCCATCCGGCGTCCATGGCCAGTTTGAACACGGTGGCCTCGGTCACGCCCGTGCCGCGGAAGCTCTGCCACTTGCGGGCCAGGTACTCACTGCCGGGGTACTTGGTGCCGCGGCTGCTCCAGTAGTCCCACACGCGCAGGCCGCCATCGCCCAGCGCGGCCTTGATGGCCATGCCAATCTGCACCCAGTCGTCGTGGGGCATGTCAGGGTGCAGGCTCAGCAGGGCGGATTCCAGGCGCAGGGCCAGGTCTTGCGGGCCGGCTTGCGCGGCCATGGGCCGGGGCGGGCCCGCATGGGGTGCGCGCTCAGGTTTCACCAGCTTGCGCAGGGCCTGCAGCACCTCATCGGCAATGGGCTGCACATCGTCAGGCGTGTCGGGCCAGCGCTTGCCGGTGCAGGTGAAGAACTGCCGGCCGCAGAACACCTCCACGCCGATCTCGTTGTCCTTGAAGGTCTGCGTCTGGCCAGCCACGATGATGTGCACGCCGCGCCCGCTGGGGCTGTATTCGGTGTAGGAGGCGCAGTCGCGGATGATCTGCAGGCAGCGCTCAGACACCTCGCCCGTGTCGGGGTCAATGGCGCCGTCAATGTCGATGCCGATCAACCCGTCGCCCGGAAGGAACGCAAAGCCGATGCCGTCATACTGGCCACGCGCCACCAGGTCGCAGGCGACATCAAAAGCAGCCAGCAGGTGGCGGTCTTCATCGCTGCCCTGCTCTCCCCTGCGCTTGCGGCCGTTGGTGTAGTAGGGCACCTTGCGCGGCTTCTTGTCGCCCTCGAAGGTTTCAAACCTCCACACCAGCCACTGGCGAAGGGCGCGCATCTGCGCCGGCATGTTTTCCAGCATGTGGTCCACGTCCTGCGCGTTCACGGCGCCCCCACCCTCGTCAGCAGCCGGCTGGCGATGCGTTCGTGCATGTCGAACCCGTCGATGCTGGGCCCGATGCGCAGCACGCGGTTGTGGTCATCCACGTAGCCGAAGCCCAGCAGGCAATCTGCACGTTCCTTCGTGGGTGGCTCGATGCGCAGCAGCTTGCACACGCGGCCCATGCGGGTGAGGTACAGGTTGCCGATCCGCGCCTCGAACTGCACCACCTTGCGCCCGCTGGGTGCGGCGCGGCCGCCTGCGGCCTGGGTGCTGACTCGCTGGCCTGCCATCAGATGCGTCCTTGCGTTTGCTCAACACCGGCCCGGGCCAGGCGCGCACCATGGCGGGCATGGTCGTTGCCAAAGTTGGGGGAAGAAAAAACGCGCCGCCAGCCGGCCGCCTGGTGGGCCGCAGGAGGGACGGCCGGGCGTGCACAACAGCCAGCAGCCGGCATCACGGCCGGCCAGCCTGGCGCAAAGGGTCGGTGGCTTGGCACTGCACGGGGGCCACCGTCCGAGGGTTTGAATGTCAAGCGGCTTCCTTCACCGCAGCCACAGGCCGCGCCACGTCAATGACAGGCCGGCCGGCCGGGTGGGGCCAGGCGGGGTCGGGGATGCGGCTCCATCGGGCCGATGGACACAGGGTGTCCACCGTCCAGCGGCCCGCCGTAGCGCGCTCGATGGCGGGGCAGCGTTCTGCGGGGATGCCGCGCTGGCGGTAGGCGTGGGCCGTGGGGGCGCTGACGCCCGTCATGCGGGCCACGGCTGAAACGCCGCCGAGCTGGTCAATGAGTGCCGAGTGGTTCATGGGGGCGGACTTTAGTAAGGTCGAAACAAAAAAGCAAGCCCATTCTAAATTCGCGCTCCCTAAAGTCTTGCGATGGACCTGAACGAACTGCGCCGGCAGAACCTGCTGCTCATCATTGCGGACGTCTTCGGCGGCCGGCAGATAGACCTGGCCAAGCGGATGGGCCGGGGTCAAGCACAGATCACGCAGTGGAAGTCGCCCGAGAACGGCATCCACGAACGATCAGCCCGGCTCATTGAGCAAGCCGCCGGCAAGCCCGCGGGCTGGATGGATCTGCCGCACGACAGCGGGCACGAGGGCCTGGTCACCCGTGAGACGGTGGCCGCGCTGCCCTTTCATTCGCCCAGGCCGGCCCCGCGCGTGGCGCTGGAGGCCCTGTGCGACGAGCTGGCCCGCGTGGCAGAACCCGAGCGCCGTGAAGCCCTGGGCACCTTGCTGCGGGCCTGCGCCCTGGCCGGGGGCGATGTCAGCTACGTTGAGCCCATCTTGAGCCTGCTGCGCGTGCGCTCGCCCCCAGCAAACACCACCCGCCTGAGCGCGGCCTAGCCCAGGTGTACATCTTGCGGCGCAGGGTGCAAACCCAATAGAACGAAGGTTATAGGCCGCGCTTTTCAGCCCCGGGCGGGCTTCCCTGTTGGCAGGGCAGCCGGTAGCATCTGCACCCTGCAACCTCTTGAAAGCCCGTCCATGAGAACCCTGTTGCTCATCGTTGCCGTGTTGGCCATCGCCTCGTCAGGCTTGGCATTCGTCTCGGCCAAGAGTGCGATTCACGAACTTCAGGGGATGGCGATGGCATTGATCGGGCTGGTTTGCCTGATAGGCGCGGCGCTGCTGCAAGCCGTGAACCGCCTGCAGCCAGAGCAGCCCACAGAGGCGACCCATGGCCGGTGCGAGGAGTGCGACGAGGTGGTGCGCAAGGCGGCCAGGCGCTGCCCACACTGCGGGGCGGCGCAGGTCAAGGCCTGATGAATCCCCACCGGCCATAGCCGTATCCGCTTGATGTGCATCGAGCGGGGCAACGTCAGCCTGTGGGCTCAGGGCATCACTTGAGCAGGCGCCAGCCGGCCATAGCTCCGATCGCCCCGAAGATCGCGGCCTGCCATCCAAGGCCGGCCCCGTCTGGCGATGCCACATTTCACACTGCTTGGCCGAGCACTGCAGCCCCCGCTGCAAAAACGACACAGGCAAACAGCTTGACGACGACTTTCATGCTCGATCCTCCTTGCGAGGGCGCAAGTGTTGCACCGCAGTGCTGCAGCCGTCCACCGAAAAAAACTTTCGAGTAGGCTATTGACTTCGCAGTTTCGTCTGTCCTAAAGTCCGCATCCACGCCCCAAGACAACGGCACAGCCGGGGGCCGAGGATGCGATGGACCTGCACACCAGCCTGGCGGCCCTGGCCGCAGCCCTGGCCGCTGACGCGGCCGAGCACGCCCGCCACACCGCGCGCCTGCAGCGCACCACCGGCTTCGCCCGCGGCCTGGCCGCCGTTGGGGAGGCGCTGCTGTGAGCGCCCCCACCGTCCGCAAGTTCCCCCGAACCATGGACGAGGCGTTCCCCCGCGGCGTCGAGTACGCCTGCTCTGTCGAACGCCACCGCGCGCCCATGGGGTTCATTGAGGCACTGTTGGCCTGGGTGTCCATTTCTGGCATGTCGATGCTGATTGCTTGGTCGGTGGTGGCATGAAGCGCGGCGACCTCATACGTTTTGCGCAGGCGGCGGGGTTCATTGATGCCGAGGCAACCGTGCGCCGCCGCCATGCGCGCAAGGATGCAAACATGACCCGCGACCGCGACATAGACGAAGCATTTGACGCCCGCATTGAGCCATGGGGCGTCAATCTGCCCGGCTGCACCGGCCCCTGCCAGCAAGGCCGCGTGGCCTGCCAGTGCCCTCAATCGTGTGAGCAGGCGCTGGATCGAAGCATTCTGCGCCTGGCTGGTCAGGCGTTCCTGGCCATCGTGCTGGCGGGGGCGGTGATTGCGGTGGGAGTGGCGGTGTCATGAGTTCCGTCTACCTCACCGGCACCGTGGCCGGCACGTATCACGGCCTGTCCACCGTGCCCGAGGTTGACCAGCCTGCGCATGTGGTGGTCACCGTGCAGATGCGCCAGGTGCGCCCGGGTGCGCCGTTCATCACGGGCGTGCTGTGGTGTGGCCACGGCGAAGCCGGCGAGCGCCGCGCAGCTGAGGTGCGGCGGGAACTGGTGCGCGATACGCGGGTCAGCCTGGCAGGCGAGGCCATCACCTACTGCGCCCGGGCCAACAGCCTGAACGTGCGCGGCCTGGAGGCCGTCAACGTCGTGACGCCCATGCGCGATGTCGTGCGCTTCGAAAGCCTGCGCCCCACAACCCCCGAACCCACCACCCCATGACCCACGCCCACCACATCCACCCCCTGCCCGACCCCATCGTCATCGGCATCGCCGGCCACGCCGGGGCAGGCAAAGACACCGCCGCGGCGTACCTGGTCGAGCGCTACGGCTTCGTGCAGGCCAGCTTTGCAGACCCCATCCGCAGCATGGCCATGCTGATGCTCGAAGAAGCCGGCATCGACCACCGCTGGCTCACCGAGCGAGCCTCCAAAGAGGCGCGCATTCCCGGCCTGGGCATCAGCGCCCGCGCCCTGATGCAGACGCTGGGCACGGAGTGTGGCCGCAGCCTGCACCAGAACATCTGGGTGCGCCACATGGCCCTGCGCCTGGGCCTGCCGGGGCCTGACCTGTCTTTGCGCGGCACGCCTGCTGCGCTGGCCACGCCCGTGCATGACCGAATTGTGGTCAGCGACTGCCGCTTCCCGAACGAGGCCGAATGGATCCACCTGATCGGCGGCAAGGTCATCCGCCTGCACCGCCGCCAGGCCGGCGCCGTTCGCCCCCACGTCAGCGAAGCGCAGGTCATGGACCTGCACGCCGATGTGGACATCCACAACCACGGCGAGCACTTCGCCGGCCTGCACGGCCTGCTGGACGGCGCCATGGCGAGCTGGTGCATCGGCGAGCGTGAGCCGATGAGCCTGCGCGCGCCAGACCCGGCTGCCTACATATGACCCGCAAGCGCAGCAAATACCGCCCCCGCGGCGTCAACCCCACGGCCCACCTGGTGGCCATCCAGGGCGTGGCCTGGCTCAGCCGGGATGACCAGACCCTGTGGGCGCTGGCCATCGACGACGCAGTGCGCGCCGTGGCCCGGGGCCAGGCCAGCCAGGCGCAGTGGCGCGAAATCTTTGACGCGGTCAACCTGGTCGAGCAGCTCGTCATCATGCGCAAGGCGCATGACCCGGGGCGCATCGTGCAGGCCGCGCAAGACGCCTGCGAAGCCATCCTGGACCGTCAGCGCGCCACCGGTGTGCGTGCTGCGCGTGCCAGTGAACTGGCCGCTCTGCACGAGGTGCGCGCCGGCTGGGTGGAGCTGATGAGCGGCATCACCCAGGCCGAGCGCTTCGCGGCCGGTGAAGCCGTGGCGCACCGCGTGCGCCGGGCGCTGGCCGGTGGTGAGCCTAAGGCGCGGGTGGTGCATCCGCCGCAAGAGGTGACCGCGTGAAGCACACCCCCAGCCCCCACCGCGCCGCCGCCAGCACGCTGGCCCAGCGCCTGCGCATCGTGGCGCACCGCGGCCACCAGGTCACCGCCAAGGATCTGGCCACCCTGGTGCGCGCTGCGGCGCTGCTGGAGGAACAGGGCGCGGCGATTGACCGGCACCTGAGCGTGTACGGGCAGACGCTGGGGGAGCTGGTGGAGACGCGGCATCAGTTGGTGAGCATCAGGGAGATGCTCACGGAGGCGCTGGAGGGGGAGGCTGTATGACAAATCACACACCGGGGCCGTGGAGGGCCGGGCCGAATGGCGGCTGGGGTCTTGGCCCGATCAACGCGGTTTTCACGGCCGAGAGCGACCTCTACGGCGACCTTCTCGCCAGCCTTCAGACCGTGCCAGAGAGCCCGCACATGGAAGCCAACGCCCTCTTAATGGCTGCGGCGCCCCGCATTTACCAGGCGCTCAAGTCCGCCCGCGACTGCATCAGCCAAGACCGCCAGGCCCTCGCCGACGCCCACATGGACCCGGCCACGAACCGGCTGGACGAGGACGGCCAGGCCGGTGTGGACGAATATGACGCGGTGCTGGCTGAGATTGATGCGGCTATTGCACAGGCGGAGGGGCAAGCATGACCGAGCGCCCGATCATCTTCAGCGCGCCGATGGTGCGCGCGATCCTGGAGGGCACCAAGACGCAGACGCGGCGGGTGGTGAAGCCGCAGCCTCCTGAAATCCTGCCCGCCTACGCGCCCAAGGTCTACTGGCCCGCCCGCGACCGCCACATGACCCACGGCGACCCCGACGGCGCGGCTTATCTGCAGTTTGAACGCCCCGGCGACTATGACGGCGTGCATGTCATGCGCGGCGGCTTCGGGTTTCGCTGCCCCTATGGCCAGCCCGGCGACAGGCTTTGGGTGCGGGAGACGTGGGCATGGAGCGGCGACGGCGCCATCCCAGCCTTCGACCGCGTGCGAAAGGGGGAGGTCTGGTTCCGTGCTGACCCGGAGCGAACGTCCCCTGGCATCCGTTGGCGCCCGTCGATCCACATGCCCCGCTGGGCCAGCCGCATTACGCTGGAGGTGACTGGCGTTCGCGTGGAGCGCCTGCAGGACATCAGCAAGGCGGAAGCAGTTGCTGAGGGCATTGAGCGCGGAGAAGGGTTCCCAGGCTGGTATCGCGGGCCGCTGCCCGGAGACTCCCCCGGGCTGGTGGAATCAGGCCGCAAATTCAAGACTCCGACTGCCTTTCCGCGGCTAGCCTACCGTGCGCTGTGGGAGTCCATCAACGGCTCCAACTCCTGGGACGCAAACCCCTGGGTCTGGGTCATCGAGTTCAAGCGGGTGACGCCATGACCCAATCCCGCCACATCAACGCCCCGCGCTTCCGCTGGACGCCCGCGCGTGAGCAGATGCTGCGCAAGCTGTACCCTGACATGCCCGCCCAGCTCGTGGCGCAGCTGCTGGGCTGCTCGCTGGGGCCTGTCTACTCCAAGGCCGCGCTGCTGGGCCTGCACAAGTCTGCCGCCTTCCTGGCCAGCCAGTTGAGCGGGCGCATTCAACGCGGCCAGCGTGACCCGCGCATGACGGCCACGCAGTTCAAGCCCGGCGTGGTGCCGCACAACAAGGGCGTGCCCGGCAGCACCGGCCTGCACCCGAACTGCCGCGCCACACAGTTCAAGCCCGGCCGCAAGGCTGAGGAGGCGCGCAACTACGTGCCGATCGGCAGCCACCGGCTCAGCAAAGACGGATACCTGGAGCGCAAGATGACGGACGACCCCGCCCTGGTGCCCGCCAGGCGCTGGAAGCCCGTGGCCCGCATCGTGTGGGAGGCCGCGCACGGCCCCATTCCGCCCGGGCACCTGGTCGTCTTCCGGCCCGGCATGTTCAGCAACGTGCTCGAACAGATCACCGTGGACCGGCTGGAGTGCATCAGCCAGGCCGAGAACGGCCGCCGCAACGCGCCCACCGTCAGGCACCTTGAGGTAGCGCGGCTCATCCAGCTCAAGGGCGCCATCACGCGCCAGGTCAACCGCATCACCCAGCAAGACAGCCAGAAGGAACCCCGCCCATGAGCGCATCGCCCCACATCGACCAACTGCGCAGCCACCTGATGGACACCCTGGCCGCCCTGCGCGACCGCGACAACCCCATGGAGCCCGACCGCGCCCGCGCCGTCGCCCAGGTGGCCGGCGTGCTGGTGGACACCGCGAAGGTGGAGATCGAGTACCTCAAGGTCACAGGCCAGGACAGTAGCAAGTTCCTCGAAACCCCGCCCGACGCGAAAGTCAAGCACCTGGGCGCGGAGGGCTTGCCGAACGGCATCGTGGGCATTACGCGGCATGCGTTGAGGTAAGCACTCATGACCGAAACCCTGACCTGGATACCCGTGGCCACCAAGCCCGACGCGGATATCACAGTGCTGTGCTGGTTTGAATCGAAAGAGTGGTACAGCGGCTGGTGGGACGACGCCGCCGGCTGCTGGTTTGACGCTGCATCTGGCGCGGTGGTCGAAGGCGTCACGCACTGGGCACACGTGCAGGGGCCGCAATGAGCAAGCACACACCGGGGCCGTGGACGGCAAACAAGCCGACCCAATCCAATGGGCGGGCCGAGGTTCACGCCGGGCCGATGCTTGTTGCCCAGGCGTTCAACTGGCTGCTCGATGCCGAAGGCGATGAGCAGTGCTTGGCAGATGCCCGCCTTATTGCCACGGCGCCCGATCTTCTTGAATTCGCCCACGAGGTGCGACGCACAGGTGACACCAGGTTGGCCAGCATGGCGATTGCGGTGATTGCACGGGCGGAGCGGGGCGCATGACCACGCGCGCCACCCCCCTGTGGCCCTTCCCGGGCCAGGAAGGCCCGTGGTGGGAGCACTACCCGCCGCACAACCTGCCGCCCCCGCGCTTTGCCGTGGGCGACTGCGTGGAGACGCGCTGGGGCCGCGCCACCGTGCTCATCGTCAAGGACTACGAAGGCCTGGCCGGGCGCTGCTACCTGGTGAAGCATGACTGGAGCAACGCCCCGCCCGGCTTCGGCCACTGGTTCGGCGAGGACGACATGCAGCCCGCTGGCCCCCTGATGCAGTGGCTCGATGACGAAGACCAAGCCCCCACCATGACCATCACCACCCCACCGCCAGCCGCCAGGCCGGTGGCGCCTCAATTGGAGCTTTTTGCATGAGGAACAACATCGGAGACGAGGACGGCCTTGAGCTTTTCGGCCGCCTGCTCGTAGTGCTGGCCATCGTCGGCCTGGTCGCCATGCTGGCGCTTGCGACATGGGGGGTGTGGTCATGGATCAAGTGACCGTACCCCGCGCCACGCTGCAGCAGGCTCTCCATGTGGCAACGGCTGCTGCGTATCCGGTGGCGCTGATTGCCGCCCTGCGCGCCGCGCTGGAGCAGCCGAAGCCCCCGCCCGAAGCTCAGACCGAGGCCGAGCGCTTGGCCTACTGCGCCGGATGGTGGGCGGCGATGGAGCAGAAGCGGGAGCAGCCGGCGCAGGAACCGGTGGCCCTTTTTGACGCGAGGCTGCGGGCATGGCGCGGTTAAGGCAAGCCGCACAGCCGTCTGATGCAGACAACCCCACCCACCACCACCACCCAGCCCGAGCCGAAGTGATGACCCAAGAACTCACCCACATCGAGCACCAGATCGCCGAGCTGCAGCGCCAGGCCGAGGCGCTGCGCACCACCACGGACGACCCGCAGCTGCCCGCCGCCTGGCGCAAGCTGGTCAAGGGCCAGGGCTGGTATCGGTACCTGGAACTCAAGCCCGCCCAGCACGAACTCTTCCAGCGCGACGGCTGGGAGCCCCTGCACCTGCGCCAGCAGCGCATGGCCGACGTCAAAGCCCGCGCCCTGGCCCGCGCCCACAGCGGCCTGGCGCTGGTGCGGGCTACTGAGCAGCACCACGGCATCCACTGACTGACTGACCGACTCCCCCACCAGGAGCCCACCCATGAGCCTACTCACCCAAGCCGCGCTGCTCGAACGCTACGGCCCGCGCTTGAGCGTTGACGAGCTGGCCGCCGTGCTGAAGATCAGCCGCGCCACCATCAACAACCAGATCAGCGACGGCACCTTCCCCATCGCCACCTACCGCGCCCACGGCAAACGCTGGGCCGACTTCCAGGACGTGGACGCCTACCTCGAACAGTGCCGCGAAGCGGCGGTGGTGGGGGCGTGATGGACTCGCACTGGATCGACCCCACGCACGAGATTCCACCAGACAGCAAGCCCGTACTGGTTTGGCGGCGAAACATCATCATGCCCAGCCGGGGATGCCATGACATCTCACGTTGCCTCAGGACACGCCACGGGATCGAGTGGGACTGCGATCAAGGCCGCTTCAACATTCACCAAGTCACGCACTGGATGCCGCTGCCTGAGAGGCCGATCGAGCAAGCGGCGCAACGATTGAAGCCGCCACCCCGACGGCCATGATGAGGGGGTCGCCGTCACCCCACGATGACGGCACACAGAGGACTGAACATGATCGAAGGACTGAAGGTGACGGTGAAAGCCGCCGAGCTGCGCGAGCTGTGCATCAAGCAAGCCGACTTCCACCGCCAGCGCGCGGCGTTCTACGCCGAGAAGGTGCAGGCACTGGACGGCATCCCGAGCAACGCGTCGCAGGGCTACAGCGGCCAAGACCCGAAGCAGCAGATGCAGGCCAAGCTGGACCAGCACGACAACGCCACGCGCGAACTCGTGTTCATCGGCGACCACCTGCAAGCCGGCGAGGAATACTTGCTTTCCGCGCCTGACCTTGCGCGGCTGGGCATCGTCCGCGCCCGCGTGTTCTGACGCCTGCGGCGCCATGCTCGGAGGCAACTGATGACCATGAAGATTTGGTACATGAGAGACAACCACACGTTCCTGTCGTTGCCTCTCAATGTTGACGCAGCGATGGTCAAGCTGCGCAGGGCGTTCATTGACGAGCGCGACACCTACGGCTCGTTGTGCTGCAAGCAAGGCCCGATGCGCAACAAGATGGAGCACGCGAAAGCTGACTGGTCCGAGTTTGAGCCACGGGCGCGCAAGTGGATCGAAGCTGCGCTGAAACCGACCGACGCGGAAATCGAGTACGCATCTTGGCTGACGACCAACTGAAGATAGCCCGCCTACTGCCCTTCCTCATCTCGATGCAAATCCTCCGGCCTGAGATTCGTGTACCTCCTCAAGTGCCGCCAGTCCTTGTGCCCCGTCACCAGCGCCACCTGCTGCACCGCATAGCCCTGCTCGAACAGGCGCGAAGTGCCGTCGTGCCGCAGATCGTGAAAGTGCAGATCCGGGATGGCCAGCGCCTGGCAGGCCCAGCGGAAATACTTGCTCAGCGTCTGCTCGTGCAGCGGGAAGATCAGCTCGCCGTCGCCGCGGGGCTGGCGCTGTAGCAGGGGCCAGGCGTCGCCCAGGAGCGGGATCCACTCGTCGTTGCCCAGCTTGCGCCGGGGGTGCTTGCGGTCGCGCACCAGCACCAGGCGCTTGGTGGCGTCTACATCGGCCCAGCGTAGGCGCACGATTTCACCGCGGCGCATGGCCGTCAGCACGGCGAAGCGCACCACATCGGCATACACCGGCCCGTGTTGCGCGTGCAGGTAGGCCACCAGGCGCTGCAGCTCGTCCTCAGTGGGCCGGCGCTCGCGCTTGCCGCCCCCGCCAATCAGCCCCAGGTGCGACAGCAGCGGGCGGGCCTGGCCCACCACATCGGGCAGCGTCACCTTGCGGGCCAGGGCCGCGTAGCGCAGCACCGTGCCCAGCTTGCCGATGTCCATGTTGCAGGTGTATGGCCCGGCGCCGTCGTCCCGACGCGCTGAGCAGTAGCCCACCAGATCCTGCGCGGTGAGCCGCAGCGCATCACGCGCGCCCAGGTGGTGCGCCAGGTGCTTGAGCGTGTAGTGCTCGGTGGAGGCATCAGAGATCGGCCGCGCCTGGTCGCGCAAGTCCCGGTAGGCCTGGATGAGGTCAGCCACCAGCACCACCCGCCCCGACGCCGCCCCCGCCACCGGCCCGGCCGGCATGCTGCCGTCGCGCTGGCGGTCGATGTCCGCCTCAAGCTGCCGCGCCCAGCGCTCAGCCGCCGCCTTGGTGGTGAACGTGCGCGTGTAGGATGGCTGCCCCCGACGCCGAACCTGCGCCCGCCACTTGCCCTTCACCTCGATGATGCTCGCCACGCCCGCCCCTTGATTCGCCGAAGTGCTACCGGATGCAAACGGTAGCACTCGGGCAGTGAAAGCGGGTGATTGTGGGGGGTGTTTGCGGGAAGTTTCTACAGGTGAGAGCGTGGTAGGCTTGGGGGTTCCCGCCGTAGTTCAATGGAGGGAATCACCTTGTAGCGGCGCCGCCCGGTAGCACTTCCGGTAGCACTCACGCCCCCAGCGGGCCGGAGAACTCAACCCCGATTGACCGTCGGGATGTTCGGGTCGGCCTGCATTCGGCCTCTGAACCAGGACGCGATGCCGAGGATGGGGGACACCACGCCGATGATGCCGGCCACTGCCGCCAGGATGCCTGGCAGGTGCTGCAGGCCCTCGGCGCGGCCGTAGAGGATGACGGCGCCGTAGGCGAGGAACACGGTGAGGACCGACAGCACCACGGCCAAGGCCACGGCGTAGCCGATGGCGGGGCGCCAGGAGTAGGTGGGCCAGTGCTCTGAGGCTGCCTCGGCCTGCATGGTCTTGTTGACGTCGGCGGCGTTCTGGCCGGCCAGCTTCTCCAGGTCAAGGTCCAGCTCTTTCATCCGCACGGCGAAGTCGGCCTCGGCCTTCTTCAGCGCCAGGAGCTGGTCGGGTGTTGCGCCGGCCAGGGCCTGCGCCAGTTCGGCCTCGGTGGCTTCGTCGCGGCCCAGCACGGCTGTGGCAATAGCTTTCGTGGCCATCCCGGCCAGCGGACCGCCGAGCGCCGTGGCCAGCGTGGGCGCCACCGTGGCGACCAAGCTTTTCCAGTCGAAGTCAGCCATGGGTCAGGCCTCCATCAAATCGGCAATGCGGCGGGCCCAGCCTCGGCTGAAGGCGGGCCAGTTGGTCAGGCTGGTCATGAAGCGCAGGCGCTGGGCGAGGATGGCGGTCTTGAGCTGCTGCGCGTCTTTTGCGTAGGCGGCGGCCAGGGTCCGGGGGCCGATGACGCCATCGGCTGTGACGCCCAGCGCCCGCTGCAGCCACAGGGCCGATTGCGCGGGGCCGCTGTTGACGGCGCCGTCGAAGACGATGTAGCGCACGCCGGGCGGCAGGTCATCAGCGCGCACGGGGCGCCAGTAGCTGTCCAGGTAGATGCGCTTGGCCAGCTCCACCGGCAGGGCGCGCATGTCGCCCGTGTAGCCGGCCTGGCGGGCGACGGCTTCGGTGATGCCGAGGCGGGTTTTGCCGCCGGGGTCTGCGGCGTGGTCAGAGAAGTCGCCCTCGTGGTTCAAGAGCAAAGCGAAGGCGGTGTCGAAGTTCATGCGGTGGCCTGCGCGTCAGATGTGGTCGCCGCTGGGGTCCAGCGGGTCGAGCAGGGGCTCGAAGAAGCGCACCACGGACAGGCGCCAGCCGGTGCTGCTGCGGTTGTGGCGTTTCATCCTGGCGGTGACGGTGGTTTCGCGCGGGAGTTCGAGGAACACGATGGTCATGACGAAGACGTTGCACAGCACGTCGAGCGTGTAGCCGAGCAGCAGCGTGGGGTAGCCGAAGGCGTAGCCCAGGGGGGTGAGCTTGCCCATGGCACGCACGCGCTTGATGTTCATCACGGCCGCGTAGAAGACGTACAGGGCGTAGGTGATGCCCAGGGCGGTGGCGAGGTAGAGCAGAAGGCTGGTCATGCCGGCCACCGGGCCTTGATCTCGGCGATCTTGTTTAGCCACTGCTGCTGCGTTGCCTCGCCTCGCTGCCACATGAAATAGATGGGGTCGGATTCGGCGGCGTAGGCGGCGCGGCGCAGAGCGCTGTAGTCAGTGGCGGGTGGGGGGTCGGCGGGTTGGGGGGTGTTGCCTGCGGCGAGCCAGGTTTGGTAGGCCTGCGAGTCGGTGTTGGCTGGGTCTGTTGTCGGAATGAACAACCCGTCTGACAACCGGCGCACATTTTGATCGTTGGTCAACTTATACATATCACAACTCCGAATTCAGCGTGATTTGACCTGCTGTCCCATTATCAATGACAGGTCTTAACGAAGTCAGGCCAGTGAAGTTTGCAAGCGTAAAACGGCCCCCGGTTGACGTTCCGCTAAAAGAAACACTGATGGAGCTTTGCGTAAATGAATTGGCGCTGTCAGTAACCGCCAACACAGCGGTTGCCCCTGGAGTCGGCGCAGAACGCATAGCCACCTGAAAAACAGAGCCAACCAGTACCGATGTTGCGTTGATGCAAGTGCCCACAAAACCGTTCAGCAGCTGGTAATACCTTTGACACAACGCCAACTCAGCTCCATAAGGCCGATGCTCAAACGGCGTGTCCACCGCGCCACGTTCAATCTGAACGCCTGTGATGGCGAAGATATTTCCGATGGTGTCGAGGCAGTTGACTTGGGCGGAGGTGGCAAGGAGGGTTCCGGTCTGCCATGCGCCTGCGGTGGTTTGCAGACTTGAGCCGGCTGCCAGAGTCCATCCAACGAGCAACCCCGTGCCGGTCGTCCAGTTCCAAGTCCCTGCTGTAATCAGTCCTCCACTGATTGTTACTGATTTCTTCTCCCAGGTATTGGCGGCACTGACTGTGTATTCGGCCACATAGCTTCGATCCTGCGCGTCGTTCTGCAAATACACGCAGTGCGTTCCGGTTTTGGAGGAGCGGACCTGAAATGACAACGTGAAAGTGCGGCCAATCAAGTCGCGGACGTTGTAGCCCTCAATGCGTTGCTGAATGGTGACTTGATCGGTTGATGCAATGGTTGTGTCAGCGGTTGTCACAGCCAACCGCAAGCTGTTCTGAAACTCGTTGCTGCTCGGAACGTCAGATTGCTGAGAAACAGTGATAACGGCGGAAGTCGCGTTGCTTGAAAAGCGCCATCTGTCAAGCGTATATGTGCCCGCTCCCACCGCCGCGAAACTCGTCCCCCGCTGCGCAATATCCATCTTGCCGTTGATGATTCGATTCTTGAACCCCGCCAAGTTGTTCAGACCATCCTGCACGTAGGTCAGGAGTTGCGAGTATTTCACCGGGTAGTCGAAGCCGCCTAGCGTGACGTTATATGGTGACAAATCAAATGACATGGCTTGCTCCGTTCAAACCTCGATGAATTCAAATTTCTGAGCCCACCGGTTCGGTACCTGCAGGGTGTTGGGCGCGGCCTGGGCGAACTTGCCGAGCATGCTGTGGTCACGCTCCAGGTCGGCGCCGGCTTCGGGGTAGACGCTCACGAAAATCTCGCGGTGCAGGCCGTTGACGCGGGCCAGGTCTAGCCACAGGGCGCGCTCGCTGATGTCCAGCAGGCCCAGGTCAAACGACAGGCGCCGGAAGCTGGCGCGGCGGTCTGTGCGCACGCTGCCGCCCAGGGTGCGGCGCTGTTCGCTGTTGGTGTCCCACGCCAGGCTCAGGCCGTATTCGGCATTGAAGGCGGGCGTGAGGTAGCGGCCGATGATGAGGCGGCTGGCCTGCAGGTAGCCGGCGGGGTTCAAGGGGTCGGCCAGTTCCAGGCGGAAGCTCAGGGCGAAGACCCCTGTGAACCACAAGGTGTAGAACGGCTGCTGCCAGTTATTGAACACGCCATTACCCCAGGGCGCCACGCCCCAGGCGAAACTGCCCCAGCCGATGGAGGTGAGCGGCGTGAGCGTGGTGCTGTCATACACCACGGTGCCCGTCTGGTTGGCGCCGGCGTACAGGCGCAGGCGCCAGGTGGCCGCGCCGGTGAGGTTGTGGCCGTACAGCACCAGGGCGCTGCACAGGGTGCTGCCGGCGAAGTTGCCGTTGATGGTTTTCGTGCCCGTGGCGTTGGTGGTGCGGGCCACGCGCGCGCGGCCTTCGAGCTGCAGGTTGCCCACGGGCAGGCTGGCGGTGAAGTCACCGCTGGTGAGCGTGGCGGCGTCCACGTCGTTGGTGGAGATGACGCGCAGGTTGGGCATCAGACGAAGACCTCAAGTTCGATGCGGCCGCCGGTGAGGCTTTCGCGCAGGCCCACCACGCGGGCCAGGGTGCCGTTGTTCAGGCCGAAGCGCCCGAGGTTCAGGGCCACCACGTCACCCAGCTTGACCTGCTGCGCGGCGGTGAAGCCGGCCAGGCGGTAGACGTAGCGCAGGGTGTTGTAGAGGGCGGCCTGGCGCGTGGCCTCGGTGGCGGTGGCGGTGGCGTCCAGCAGGGCGGTGGGCTGCAGGTCTTCGTCGATGGCCAGCAGATGGCCCGTCAGGGTGTTGGTGGCTTTGGCCACGAGGTGCGGCGTCTGAAGGCGCTCGCGCTGGGCTTCAGTCAGGGTGACGGCGCCGCTGGTGCTGGTGTTCCAAAACCGGGCATACCCCAGGCGCACGCTCTTGGCCGGCAGGATGCGGCGCACGAGCTGCACGCTGTTTTCCTCCACGTCATCGGCATCCAAGCTGAGCGCGGCCGGCGCGGCGGGGGCGCGGAACTGGCCGACGCTGAGCTTGCCGGCGCGGTCAACGGTGTAGAAGCCGCCCAGGCCGGTGAGCAGGGTGTCCAGCGCCTGCAGCACGGTGGTGGTGTCGTTGTCCACGTACAGGCCCACGGTGGCGCCGATGGCGGTGTTCATGGCGCTGACGCTGGCGGTGTCAATGTCCCCGCTGGTCAGCGCGGTGCGCTCTGTGACCAGGCGCTGCATCACATCGGCCGCGGTGGTCACGTAGGTGCCGCCGGTCTTGCTGCCGCGAACGTCGGCGGTGATGGTGCCGGTGAGCGCGCCCGTGAGGGTGATGGTGCCGTTGGCCAGGTCTGCCGTGTAGCCGCCTGTGGCGCTGCCGTTGACGTAGACCGCGTCAATGGCATGGATGGCGCCATCGTGCACGGCGTAGCGGCGCGCGCCCGCGTCAATGAGCCGGGGCGCCACGTTCTTGCACTCGCCGTAGCAGATGGGGCGGCGGCGGTCTTTGTTGGTGTCTGTGCCGCCGATGAGCGTGGTGCAGGCCGGCACGTTCAGCAGGGCCTGGCGGTCACGCATGCGCAGGGTGAGCGTGGCGCTGTCGCGGGCCTGGATGTCCTCCAGCGTGCCGCTGAAGACTTGGCGGAAGTCACTCTTGGGCCAAGCGGGGTCACCCAGGTACAGGCGCACGGGCCGGCCGTCCCAGGCGTCCGTCAGCCAGGCGTCACGCACGCCGCTGCTGTTGTCGATGTCGATGTCGCCGTAGCCGATGAGGCTGCGGCCGCGGAAGGCTTCGGCAAGCTGGCTGCGCACCCAGGGCACATCGAGCACGATGTCGTCGTAACCGGTGCTGGCGGGGGAATCCGTGGGCGTGCTGATGAAGCCGTGGGTGCTCATGTAGCGCGTGACCACGGCGCCGGCGCTGTAGGCTTCGGCCTCCACCAGCACCACGCGGCGCTGGTTATCGGCACGCAGCCAGGCGGTGTATTGGGCGTCTGAGATGGGCATGGTGCGCGCTCAGCCGTCCGAGAAGCCGGTTTGCGGGCCTTCGTAGGCCAGCGCATCGCCCATTGCTCGGGCGTTTTTGTCCAGCGCCTTGACCAGCGCGGTTTCCAGCTCGCCCACGCGGGAGATCAGGCGTTCCAGCGTGCTCACCGTGGCATTGGTGCCGGCCGTGGTGGCATCGGTCAGCGCGCCCAGGCCTTCCATGCTGGTGCCGCCCAGGATCTCCTGCACCGCGCCCGTGGTGGGCGCCATGTTGGCCAGGGTGTTGAGGTTGGCCAGGGTGTTGCCCATTGGCGCCTGCACGTCGAGCATTCCACGTAGATCAGCGATGGCCGGCGCCATGTTCGCCAGGGTGTTGAGGTTGGCCAGGGTGTTGCCCATTGGCGCCTGCACGTCGAGCATTCCACGTAGATCAGCGATGGCCGGCGCCATGTTGGCCACCGTTTCCAGGCTTCCGCCATTCGCCTCCAGGAACCTGCCCACGGGCGCGAACGCGTCGGCCAGCGTCAGCAGTTGCGACAGCCGCTGGCGGCCTTGCTCGTTGCTGACATCGGTGCCTTCCACTAGGCGGCGGAAGTCGGCGCGGGTGAAGATTTCGGCATTGATGCCAAGGCTTGCCAGTTGTTCACGCACCTGGCGGGCCTGGATGCCGGCCAGCTCGGCTTCTTCGTAGTAGTTCTGGGCGAAGCTCTGCGTCTTGTTGGCGAAGGCTTCTATGCCGCCGGCAAGGTCAATCAGGTGCTGGCGCGCATCACCGCTCAGGTTTGCCACGCGAGAGAACACGCCGCCAAACTCGTTGACGATCAGTGCAAACCGCTGCAGGCCGGCGGCCATGTTTTCCACAGCGGTCTGCACCTTGCTGTTGATTTCCTCAAGATAGCGGCCCACCGGGGCGAAGGCTTCGCCCAGCGTCAGCAGTTGCGACAAGCGCTGGCGGCCTTGCTCGTTGCTGACATCGGTGCCTTCCACTAGGCGGCGGAAGTCGGCGCGGGTGAAGATTTCGGCATTGATGCCAAGGCTTGCCAGTTGTTCACGCACCTGGCGGGCCTGGATGCCGGCCAGCTCGGCTTCTTCGTAGTAGTTCTGGGCGAAGCTCTGCGTCTTGTTGGCGAAGGCTTCTATGCCGCCGGCAAGGTCAATCAGGTGCTGGCGCGCATCACCGCTCAGGTTTGCCACGCGAGAGAACACGCCGCCAAACTCGTTGACGGTCAGTGCAAAGCGCTGCAGGCCGGCGGCCATGCTTTCCACGGCGGTCTGCACCTTGCTGTTGATTTCCTCAAGATAGCGGCCTACCGGGGCGAAGGCGTCGGCCAGCGTCAGCAGTTGCGACAAGCGCTGGCGGCCTTGCTCGTTGCTGACATCTGTGCCTTCGACAAGGCGCCGGAAGTCCGCTCGGCTGGAAACCTCCGTGTTGATGCCCATTCGGGCAAGCTGGTCCCGCACTTGGCGGGCCTGGATGCCGGCCAGCTCGGCCTCCTCGTAGTAGTTCTGGGCGAAGCTCTGCGTCTTGGCCACAAACGCTTCCATGCCGCCCGCGAAGCCGAGCAGCTGCTCACGCGCATTCACGCTGAGGTTGGCCACGCGGCTGAAGACCCCGCCGAACTCGTTGATGGCCTCGCTGAACTTTTGCAGGCCGGCCAGGCGCTGCAGGGTGTCTGAGATGGCTTCACCGGCCCGCTGGAAGGGCGCAAGCTGGCCTTGGAAGGTGGTGGCCAGGTCTGCGGCGTAGCGGCCGAACAGGGCCTGGATCTCGGCCTGGTCTTTGGTGGCGTCGCCCGTGAGCTTGACCTTGAACTGCGTGGTCACGCTGCTGAGCGCGTCGCCCGGCAGCTTCAGGGCCTGCGCCCAGGCGCGGGTGCTGTCCAGCACGCCCATGGCGCCGGCGTTCAGGGCGGCGGATGTGTCGTCGCCCAGGGCGCTGAAGTTGGTGCCTGACTTGTTCGAGCGGAACCAGCCGCCCTTCTGGAACCAGTCTTGAAACTGCTGGCCCGTGGCCGCGCCGCCGCTGAGGGAGCCCTGGATGCCGCTGTCGCGCATCTCCTTGGCCTTCATGCCGAAGGCGCGGTTGACCAGGCCGCCCACCACGCCCGCGATGGGCCCGATGCCGGGGATGGCCGAGGCGATGCCGGCGATGGTGTTGACGGCGCCGCCGGCGCTGTAGCCGCCTGACAGGGCCTTGCTGATGCCGTAGCCCATGAAGCCGTTGCCCAGCATGCCCAGGCCCGAGCCCACCATGCTGCCCAGGCCCGTGGGGCCGGCGATCATGTTGCCGCCGATGTTCTGCACCGCGGAAAGGCCCAGGCTCTGCCCCAGGCCGCTGTTGACCAGGTTGAGGCCCAGCATGTTGCCCAGCCCGCCATTGAGCAGGTTGGCGCCCGCGCTCAGCAGCGAGCCAAACCCGCCACCCGCACCCGCCGCGCCCGTGGCAGCAGACGCGGAGCCTGCAAACCCCATGGCACTGGTGAAGGCCCCGGCGATGGGGTTGACGATGGCCTGGATGACGGGCCGCAGCACCATGCTGCGAAACAGGCCCTTGATGTATTCCCAGGCCGACTTCCCGCCCTGCATCAGGGCGTCGGAGAGGGACTGGCCGATCTGGTCGGTGGTGCGGCGCCACTCGTCTTCAATCTTCCGGGTCTGCTCGATGCTGTCGCGCACGCTCTCGCGGCTGATGACGGATTCGCGGATCTTCTTGGCGTATTCGTCATAGGCATAGCTGCCCTTTTCCAGGCCGGCGCGCTCGAGCTCCAGCAGCGCGGCGCTCACTTCGCGCTCCACGTTGCTCATCTGCAGGGCCATGGTCTCGCGGTCGATGGCGTCCACGAGCTGCTGAGCCTTGGCCAGGTTGTCGTCAATGGCCTGCTCCGCGGCTTCATAGGCGGACACAGACTTCAGGCCCCGCGCGGCGGCCAGGTCCAGCTCGGCCTTGAGGCTGCGCTGCAGTTGCTCTTCCAGCTCGGTTTCGGCCTTTTCATAGGCCACCATGTTGGCCAGTTGGCGCTTGGCCTGGATGTCCAGCTCGGTCTGGCGGGCTTTGGAGGCCTGGAGGCCTGCATCCTCCGCAGCTTTGCGGCGGGCTTGCTCGCCGGCGATGTCGATGACGGACGGGGCCGGCACGGCGAAGGGCGGATTCACATCGTCGCCGCGGCCAGCGCCGGCGTTGCGGCGGCCCAGTGCTGCGTCCAGCGCGGTGCGGGCCTTGAGGGATTCGCCCTGCAGCTCGCGCAGCTTGTCGAGGGCGTCCTGCAGTTCCTTCTGCAGGGTGGATCGGTTGAAGCCGGTGACGTTGGGGTTGCTCAGGCGGCCTTCCAGCCTGCCGATTTCCTCAAGCGTGGCCTGGATGCGGGCGTCTTTGAACTGCGACGTCAGCAGCGTGAAGAAACCGGACAGCACGCCACCGTTGGCGCTGAAGCGCATCATGGTGGAGATGCTGTCGTTCAGCGCCGGCAGGAAGTCTGAAACCAGGGCGCGGGCGCTGCTCGTGATGTTGGTGCTCAACTGCGCCATCTGCTTGTTGAAGCGTTCAGCTTCGGCAGCCTGCGCCTTGGTGACGCTGGCGTTGATTTCGCCCGCCTCAGCCAAGTCATTCAGGAACGGCGCGGCCTCGCGCACGCTCTTGCCGAACAGCTCCTGCGTGATGCGCGCCTTGTTGGCGTCGTTCTCAAACCCGGCCAGGGCCACGGCGGTTTGGCGCAGGGCCTCTGCCGGGTCCAGCTGGCGCAGCTTGGCGGCGTTCAGGCCGATGGCTTCGAGCGCGATGCTGGCGCCGTTCTTGCCGTCCGCCTCCTTGAGCTGGGCATTGAACTTGACCAGCATGCCGCCCACTTGGTCCAGCGTGGCGCCGTTGCGGCGGGCCACCTGGTCGAGCTTGCTGATTTCCTCGATGCTGGCGCCGGTGGCGTCGGCCAGGTCGTTCATGGCGTCGATGGCGTTGACGGTGCCGCGGATGAAGGCCGCGATGCCGCCCACGCTCAGGGCGCCGGCCAGGGTGGGGGCCAGGGTGGACAGGGCGTTGCGCACCGTGTCCACTTGGCCGCCAAGCTGGCCCATGCTGCCCACCACGCGCTGCAGGCCGCCCTGCACGGCCTCAGCGCCTTGCAGGCCGATCTTGATGCCGATTTCACTGGCCATCAGCGTGCGCTCCGTTCCTTGGCCTGGCGCTGGCGGCGCCACTCCGCAAGGGTTTCGTCCTCAAGGATCTGCAGCTCGGCCAGCACTTCGGGCACCCGGGGGCGCTGCACCAGTCGGCGCATGCGGATGAGGCTTTCGATGCCGGTGTAGTCCAGGCCTGTGGGGCCGTCGAAGCCCACGCGCCACTGTGTGCGGCACGCGGCGAAGACGCCCAGCACTTGTTCGTGCTCGGGCCAGAGGAAGAACAGCGGCTGACGGCGCGTTGACGCTTGATCCACGGCCACAAGGCCGAAGGCGGCCAGCGCCGCGGCGGTTTCGTCGTCAGCGTGGGCGGGGTTGTCGTCATCGGATGCAGGCGGCGCGTCGTCATCGTTTCTTCGGACCAGCTCACCACGGGCAAGCAGGCGCGCCGCCTCCCTCAGTTTTTTTCTTTGCCCTTGACGCCGCAGGCCTCGATGTAGGCTTTGAAGCACAGCCCGGACATGCCCACGATGTTGAGCAGCGCGGCCAGCGCCGTGGGGTGGAAGGCCAGCTCGGCGCCGGCGTCGTCTTGCACGCCGGTCCAGTCCTGCACCACGCCGGTGAGGAACTCGGGCACGGTGCGATCGTCGCTGTCCACCTCGGCCTTGAGCTGGTCAGCCGGCAGGCGCTTGCAGATGAGCGTGAAGCCGAAGGGCAGCATGCGGCCGCCCGTATCGGGCAGGCGGCCGGCCACGGGCACGGTGATGGTGTCGGAGATGACCAGGCGGAATGCCATGCGCGCGCCCCCGGTTTACAGGCACACGAGCCGCAG